CTTGAATTTGAGCTTCGGTTAGCTCAGTACCAAACACCGCTACTTCATCTAGCGTACCATAAAGCGCATCCGATGAAGAAGGATGCTGCCCAAAGTTTATTAAATTACCTACTGCTAACGTTGGGCCAGTGTAATCCAATGCACCATTGACATACCATTTAAGGCTGGTGGCTCCATACACATATACTATATGGTACGTGGTATTTATCTGCGCATTGATGCTACCAGCAAGATATCCGCCGCCCGTCCACATCTTTAATTTGCCTTGGTATATGGATGGACCTCCGGCACCATTTCCATCAAAGCCAAGTACTGTGTTAAGACCATATGGACCAGTAGAATAGTTATTAAGCTTAATAATTACGGATACAGTCTTAACCGATGGCATACTAGGGACAGATAAATATTGCCCATTTCCGTTTATTTCGATTCCAGTATTAGAGTCATTAGTCACTAATCCAGTAGATCCAAGTACTACTGGTCCGCCGTATGTCCCGGTGTGAGCTCCAATTTCGTCCTTAGCTACCGTGCCTGTAGTCTCGCCTAACCTGTAATACGCAACTGGTAATAAATTATATACGCTCTCAGCGTATGTAGTTGGGTTATCTGTTATGCCCTTGGAAAAATTGTATAGGTTAGTAACGTCCTGCGCTGTCAACGGTGTACTAAACGTTGCTACTTCATCTATCGTTTTTATACCTTGAGGATAGTATAAACCACTATATTTATACGAACCTAAAGTCGTAGTTGCTGCGTTGTTAATGAATAAATTAGCGTTTAGATCAGCTTGTTTTACTCCGTCTATCCACCATTCAGTAACGGTTCCATTAAATGACACCGCTATATGATGAGGGACACCATCATTGTAGGCTTTATCAGCGTATACACTAGCAACACCATTAACGTATATGTAAGAATTCATACTTCCTACAGGTCCGACTATATGTATACTTCTGTTATTTTGAGCAAATATAGCTACCCAGTTAGACGTTGTTGTAGCTTTAAATACAGCGGATAAACTAACTATATTAGGGATATTTGGTAGATCAACTCTACCTGAAGTGCCATCTATTGTTACAGACGTACCAGTATCATTTACTAAAAGACTAGGAACGTTTAGAGTAACACCACCTACGTACGTACCGTTGTAGTTGCCTGTCTCATCAACAGCTACTGTTCCTGACGTTTCGCCTAGTCTATAATATGCAATAGGTAGTAGGCTATATGCGTACTCAGCATATGTAGTTGGATTAGCTACTATTCCTTTAGAAGCATTGTATAAGTCCGTTACATATTGTTGTGTTAATACAGTATTAAATATGGCGGCTTCATCTATGGTTCCAAATAGATCCCCCGTGAAACCTTTCGCTGCTTGTATTCCTACAAAATTGTTAAATACGCTATCGCTACCAGGAGTAGTTGATCCGCTGTATACTACCGCACTATCTACATATATAGTGTAGGTTGATCCGTCATACGTAGCTACTATATGGTGAGTTATGCCATCAAATACATTTACTGAACTATTATGTAGTCCATACCATTTGCGGTTACCTATACCAATATTATGTAATATAGATGGAGCATTGTTAGAGTTACTACCAGAGTACCCACGAGCTATAGCAAACCCTTCATACTGATTTTTAGCGAATCCAATTATAATTTCAGCGCTTATGCCAGATGAGTCTGTGCTATTAAAGAGTAGGCTTATACTTATAGCATTACCTGTATTTAAAGCGTCTATATCGCTTACAGGCATACTAGCGTTGAAGCTATCTGTACTAGCAAAATTAACGGATGTGTTAGGATCGTTAACTAGTAACCCAGTAGTTCCTAGAGTAGGGGTTCCTACGTACGTACCGTTGTAGTTGCCTGTCTCATCAGCAACTGTAGTACCTGTAGTCTCACCTAAGCGATAATAAGCGACTGGGTTTAAGGATAATACTAGATCACTATACGCCATTGGTACTACCTTTGTTATTTCAACGGTATGTTACGCGTTGCCTTCATTTAAAGACGCGGATGTTACGCGTATAGTGTCTCCTGCTGCTACGACTAATGTAGAACAGTTAATGTCAGACGCAGAAGTTCCGCAGTTAAAATCAGCTACGAATGTATCTGTGCTATCAGTTAATCTTGCCCATGATATTGTACCATCCGCATCAGCAGATACATCGTCTGCTATTGGTTCCAGCGTTAATACACCAGCAGCGATAGTTGCAGATGGATCACTCAAAAGTAAAGTGCCTAGTAATACTTCTGTTGTTATAGCAGCACCTGTTGCAGGTCTAGTACCAGTATAGAAGTTAAGCTTACCCTGACCTGGACCAGCGTCTATGGAATTTATAATCGCTTGTAATCTAGCATCTCTTAATGCAGGTGCAAATGATACAGCCATGTTTATCTCCTTGTTATTTATTATCTAGTAGCTTCATCAAAAGCTTTAATCTTGCCTCTAGCCAAGCGTCGTACGTCCCCATTAGGGAATATGACTTCTAGCCCATATACACCCGCTGTAAAATCCCATGCAGTAGAATCTGTGTCAGATATATACAGGTCTATTGTTCCGCTAGCTCCGCCTAGAGTTATACCACCGTTCTCCGTTGTAAGCTCTTGCTTTACTATAATATCCGCTATAGTTTCGCGTATCTGCATACGCGCCGTGCACCCTGTTAAGTCTATTGGATTATTAGGTGCCGTAGTATATTTCCATGTAAACACGTGTCTAAAGGTAGATCCTTTTTCTATTTCGAAGTTAATCTCTACGCTTCTTCTTGTTACTGTCTGAACCATTACCAAATACCTCTGTCACGATTACGGTTATTAGCCCTACTGTCACCACCAATGTAGTTTATTCCACCTATGAAATTATTTGATCTAGGATTTTCTAACTGATGCGTTATAACTCTATGATCAATCGGAGGGCCAAACGCTCTATTGAATTTAGCTTCATACATATCAGCTCTTTTAGAATCATATCCATCCGCGTCATTTAGTGAGTAGCATTGAGCTAAAACCCACCATATTAAATCTTTATGCATAGCTAACGGTATTAGGGGTTCATCCCCAGACCCTAAATCTTCTGGTAGCGCGTACCCTTCTACTATTAATACATCATCTAATACAGGAGTAGGGTACAGATACATTGTATACCCATGCATCCAATAATGCGTTGGAGTACCAGTTACTGTTCTAAAATCAGGATAGATACCATTATCTTCCATGTCTACTCTAGACACATGCTGCAAATCTGGTAGGTTTTCACTTTGTAGATGCACATAATCTAGCTGTGATATACGGTGACTAATTTTATACCCGTTTTTACCGGCGATTACTTTTATTTTAAATGGAGCTGGATCATCCGTTAATATTTCTGCTCGTATACAAGCCTCATGGTATGCATCATTTAATAGCACCATTAACCTTGTATCTGTCCATATAACAGACGCGTCCCGCTCTTCTTGAGTAGCAGTATCATACCCTGTGAACACGTCACTTAAATAATCAATTCGTACTCTATCTATTAACTCTTGCGCTGTGGCCATTATTATTTCCCATATTGGCTTATAATAACTGTAGCTCCTATGCCGCCTGTTACTAATATAGCGTCAGCTGGGTATAGTATATTGCCGCCGGTCACTGCAGCTATGATAGATGCAGGATTATCTCTATCTGCTAAAGCACTTAATGTACCCGCAGATGCATATATTCCTGCTCCTACTTTACCATAGTGATTAAGTGGTATGACCTCAGGACTTTGAGTGATTACTCTAGTTACTGGTCTCATATCTTACCCCTTAGTCATTAGCACCATTGCGTGGATCAGACAACATATACTCAATTAAGATTGTTCCAGCTAAACCAGCTGTTACTTCTACTACTGGGTTTGCTTGAGCGCTGATATCATTAGATACCACTGTTACGCCAGCTGTAACTGTTGTTATAGCAGCAGTTCCAATAGTAACCGCAGAAGCTCCAGTATCTGATGTTCCACTAAGAACTCTAGCGCCAGCAGGTAAAGAACCTTTGATGCCAGTTGTAGTTGTGTCTACAGCTAGTACTAGTTTAGTAACACCAGCTAAAGAACCTTTCGCGCCTACGCGCAAACCTGAAAAAGTTGAGGCCATTTTATTTCTCCTTTGAGAATCTTTTTAAGTTAAAATACCACGGTGTATCCCACCGATTTTGCAAGTATATTCCATAAAAAAGCCCCAGTCAACTCGTGGCTGACTGAGGCCTTAATCTAAACGTATTTCTTTAGGTTAGCGGTTTATACACTTCCTACAATACATCTAGCTGAATCAGAAGCACCAAGCGAATAACGCTCACGGCACTGATACATATAATTGCCACTATGGAAATCAGTTTCTACAGAACGCTTAAGCGATTTACGGTTGAAGTACTTAAGTCCATCGTTGACGTCCGTTTTAATAAACCAGTTAACAGGTGAAGTTAAACGAGTGATTACCTTAGGTGTAGCGCTGAATAATCCCTTATCCTTAATTGCGTTAGCATCGTTATCAGCAGTACCAGGACGTAGATTACTACGTAATATACGGTGAGCGACATATTCTAACTCAGGAGGGAGTGATTAAGCTTTTAGCTTTAAGTCGCTACTGGAATACCACGATCGTCAGTCATCTTACGAATCATGACCAATGCGTCTTCTAATGCTGATTCAGACAAATCAGTTGCAGCTAATAAATTGCTAAGAGTACCACCACCAGTTAATGGATGCACTGATGAAAGCAACGCTTGACCGTCACCATACGCAACTGCAGCATTTCCAGCGTTGTTAAAAATTGAAGCAGCTTTGATTTCTTTAGTATGCTGCATTGAACGAGCTAATGCTTTCGCATACTTAGCGCCCATTGTCATATACAGGTTATCTTCAATAGCTTCTTGTGTAACTGCGAATGCTAATGCAATAGTTTCGTGAGTGTAACGTGAAGTCCAACCTTGTTGTGCTTCATCAAATGTTACGCCCGCGCCTTCAGCCTTAACTGCTGCTCCACCAAAACCAGTTACTAACTGATCTTCTTCAAAAGCTTTAGTTGAGTTTTCAACGTCGAAACAACTTCTCCATTCTTCAGCGTACTTTTTATACTCTAAACCAAATACTGTGTTTAAACCTTCTTGTAGCAGTTTTGCAAACTGCGCTCTAGTCATAGTTCCCATGATTTATCTCCTATTATACAATAACGACTTCAACGATATTATTCGTTGCGTCTACAATTGATCGAACCTTAAAGTCGCCATTTACGCTAGCTTTAACAGCCATTCTAGAAGCGCCTGTAGAGGCATCCCCAGCTACTGCTGTATCTAAGTCGCATAATGCGCCAACTGTAAGAGCACCAGAAGAGTCAGTCACTGCGTATGAAACGTTAGAGTCTTCATTAATAAGACCCGTAATCTCAGTAGCCGCTGTATCTGCTGGCCAATCAGGAGAAAACTTCTGTTCACCTTTAGCATTTAAGTACATACAACCCACAAATGATCCTGCATGTAGTTCGTTAGTTACCGCTGCTAAAATATTTCCAGCTACTAATTTTACAATGTCGCCATTGAAAATTGCAGGAGCTGCTGCAGAAATTGTGTATTGAGATAGTCTAGCTACCCCGCCGCCTACGTGACGTAGGGCTTTAAATCCGTTTGCCATCTTGATTTCCTTAGCCTAAGCTAGTTAATAAAACATTCCCCAGGCTAAGGTTTACACCGTTAGTCTGGACTAATCGCCGCTGGGCGGCTATTTGTGCTTACTTTTGAAGAGCTACTATCCTGCGGAGCACCCATAGGTGACCCAGCTTTATGTACCTTTAACATATCATTTCTGACTGACGACATCTGATCATCCGTAAGCTTCTGTTGATATGCTTTTGTGTTTTGTTATCAAGAGTTTTTGGTCTTTCCATTAAGATTGTATCGTGAAGACCAATAATGTTCTCCCCGTTGTACTCAATTGTTGGAACCATAAAACCATTTTTAACAGAGTCAGCCATCCTAGGTTTCCACCCGACGTTTGAACTCTTAAACACGTTGCTAGGGTCTTCAGCCCCCGCTATTTTTGTCCTAACCCAACGTTGAACATATCCTTCGCGTGGAGGAATGTTTTTAGTATCTAAATTAGCTGGCGTAAAATCAATGTCCTCGAACTCGTCTCGGATTGATTGGTCTTCATCAGCTGCGCGGCTATCGCTAGCTCGCGAGGTTCTTGTATTTGTCATAATAATATTCCTATAATTTTTTAATGTCAAGCCTATTGTCCCCATAAAGGGGCCAATAACACCACTTTTTGCTACCTGTCACCCAAATTGAGTGTATTCTGCTTCTGTTGCCTCACATTCCTCCTTTATGGGGTTAAGGCTTTTATCTGTAGGGCGCATATCTATTTTTGAACCCTTAGGTAGGAATTTCTCTAATTTTTTATGAAGCTTAGCACTATTTTCTGTGTGTGGAAGCACTACGTCTATCATAAACCCTTCAGATGTGAACATGCTATCTAACTCCTATTAGCTCTCGCCCAATTACAGTTCCATCAGCATCGGTGCTCTCTCTAAGTCGTACCCCAGGTATGAACGTTAGAGCCTCTGCAACTGAGTATGATCCATCTGGGTTACGCTGTTGAGTAGTAACCTGCACTGTGCATCCTTTACTTGGGATCTCCATGGCTTTAGTAGACTTCATCCAACCTTCACTCTCGCTAGACGCCTTACTCATAAGCTTAAACAAGTCCTCTCCAAACATAACTACATCTGGGACTGCCTTTTTACAATCATTTTGGTCAGTAGTTCCCATTGTTTTAGTAGACACTTCGTCTGTTATTTTAGGACTGACCGTTTTAGACTTTTCCGGTTTAGGTTTCTCTGCTTTAGGATCCACCGGTTTACCTCCTCGATTTATAATATCCTGAACTTCTTCAGGGGCTTTAACGCCTTCTCGCTCTGGTTTAGCTTTGCTTGTAGTTTTAGTTGCTTGAGCTTTTGCAATAGCATCTTTGTTCCTATGCTCAAACTCTATACCGCCCTGTGTATTTTTTTCTATCGCCATACTATCCTCTCTTATTAGCTAACCATTCTTTACGAACAGTTGGGTCATTGGGATCCATCCCCCAGTTACGCATGTTGACTTTATCAGCCTCAGTAATACCGGACCTAGTCTTAGATCTACTCTGCGCTTGGGATACATTAGGTGTCGGTGCTGCTTGGCGTCTAGGTTTAGTCTGTTGCCGTTGTTGCGGCTGCTGCGTACGTTGTTGTGGAACGGGATTTTTAGTTCCAGTTCTTCGATTAAGCTCTAAGTACATACTACGTTCTTCTGGGTCATACCCTTCTTCCAACATGGCATCATATGTATCGTTAACATATTGTGTGTACGCTTTATCCTGACCAAACCTTGGGTTATTCTGGATCCATAGCTTCTGGACGTCTGGTATATTAATAGGACGATCAGCATTTTGGTCAGTATACTCGCTTTTGTTCGGGTTCTTTGCGCGTGTCTGCTTCGTACTGAGCTGCAGCGTTTCTTTCCTCTAGCTTAGCTTTATGTATGGTCATTTGCATGATGTCGCTATCAACTTTAGCTAACTTCTTCATACTCACCTTCTTCCATTAGCTTTTGCTTTATCGAGTTGGCGTTACGCAATCTATTGTTTAGCACTTCGAAGTCAGACTTAACTCGCTCTTCTTCTCTCTCTTGCTCACTCTGTACTGCGTGGTTCTCTAGCGCTTCTAATCGTTGACGTAAAGCCTCATTATCAGCTCTAAGTATTTCCCTTTGCTTAACTTCTTTATTTATACGACGTTGTACCTTTTTAGTGTACTCTTCGTATTTGTTAGCCTTAGGCTTATCAGCTTTAGCCTCTTCTGTAGTAGTCTCTTCTGCTTCTGCAGTTTCAGGTGTACCATCCTCGTTAGTCGGTACTGTAACTGAATCAGGATCTGTTTCAGTATCATCATTATCCGTGTTATCTTCGTCGTCTTCCACTTCTTCAACTACTGGAGAATTTTCATCTGTAGCAATCGCTGCTTCTTTAGTTAATTCCTGCTCTTCGTTAGCGAAGTCTACTAAGTCATTATCTGTATCGCCCTCATCAAAATCTGCAAATCCATCTGTTGGTAATACTTGTTCATCATTTTCTATGCCCATGTTATGTTCCTCTATAAATAATATTTACCGTCAGGTGTTGTGTCACCTACGCGTACAGAATTAGTTCTCTGTTCTTTTTTTACTGGCGTTTCCGCGGACTGTTTAGCCCTCTTAGCTTCAATCTCAGTAGCATGGAACTTTTTCTGCGCGCAGTCTCTACAG